TTCATTTGAGCTTCACCCTCAAAGAATCCATCAATCTGTTTAGCTATTCCTGATATGTCATTTACTGTATTAATGTTGCTCTTAATGAACTCTACAGACTTTTGTACTAAGGCTATCCCAGTGAGTATCTCTGCGACTACCATATATTATCCTATGGGAAATTGTTGTAAATTAGCCATTCTGTTCACGAGACGTTCTGCTCTATTAGGTACTTGACGATACCACTTTGAGTCTTCCATTTGTATAGAAGCCTCTATCCAATCTTCATTTGCTATAGCTAAATTCATTTTTCTAAATTTAGTCAAACGAGGTCTACCCATATTAAACATCATATTACAAAGTATGAGTTGTGCTTCTTCTGGTAATTTATCAAAATTAGAATATAGTATCTTACAATCGGCTATTGTTGTTTCTATATCTTTTGCAAAACAATCATTGACACGTTCTTCAGATACTTCTGTACCAACTGGTTTACCAAACTCATCATCCCACTCAGTAACTAAATGACCAATACCAAAAGTCGGCAACCCTAAATGATCATTGTAAACTTCATACTTACAACCTTCATCTTCAGTTAATTCTTTTTGTAATTGTTCTATGTTCATACTAATCCGCCTATCCCAGCTTTGCTCGCTATAGCTCCTCCCGTAGTGTCAAATGGAAATAATGAGGCATAGTTCGTGGTTGTTGGAGGACTACTAGACGAACCCCCACCCGACACTGCAGGAAGATTCAAGTTTAATGTATTCGGTGTAATTGTGTTTGAAGATATTTTATCACCCATCTCTGGTGTTATCTTAGTTCTATCAACTTCCTCTTCTAATGTTTCTTCAGCACCAGTCGCTGGACTAGGTATTCCTGGAATATCTAACTCTCTTTCAATACTTGTAAGTATAGCTGTCATTGCACCAAATACTTTATCACGACGACCAAATAAAGGTTGTGTGTCATGTATTTTTTGGAGCTGAACAACACTAGGGGGTTTAGCTAAAAATCCTGCTAATAGATTACTTACCAACATCGTTTTGGCAAACTCAATAGGTTGTCCTTGTCTTAGTTTTCCAACAACAGCACCAGTGGCGATAGAGGCTCCTGGGTCGTTTGTTCCACCAGTTATAAAGAAGCTGTATAAACGTCTGTCCTCTAATGCTTTAATATACTGTTTAGGGAATAAAGATTTAAATTGTGCAAAGTCCCCAACACCTGAATTTAAACGACTTAACTCTGCTGAAAACATTGGTGAATTAAGAACAATCCTGCCTGAACCTTCTGCTTGTTCTATTATATTACTCGAGGTCATGATTTTATTAAGTATTGCTCTTCTTAAATCATTTGCAAACTTACCGTTTTTACCACCTTTTGCCGCGATCATATTTTCTACTTCTTTACCAGTAGATTGTGCAAGTAAACTAAAAGAAGCTTCTGCATTATTCATTTCTTGGGCTAATGCTTTTTGAGCTCCGCTGTTTTGTAACTGTGCAGACTTTAACGATAGTTTTTCTAATGCTTCTCTTGTTGGTGCATGAGGAACAAGCTTTTCATACAATTTACTTTTATTAGTTTTTAAATCAAATAATACTTTTCCAGCATTTTCACCACTCTCAAGTATGTATTGTACAAATCCATCTTGTAAGTCTTTCATGACCTTACCTTGACTTTTTTGTATAATTTGTTTACCTGACTTGTCAGTCACACCATCAGCCACTTGCATAAACTTGGCTAATAAATTAATATCTGTCGCATTTGTTTTACCATTAAATATTGAATCCATAGTTTTTTCAACATTAAGCCCAGCCCTTCTATCAAACAAAGAAGCTAGGCTTGTAAAATTTACAATATCGCTTTTATCTTTTGTAAGTTTTCTTGCATCAGTCAAATGTTTTAAAAACCTAGTGCCACCAGACAAAGGTTTTTCTAAAGTAGCATCAATAGCTTTTATCATTTCTATTGCGTTTTTGTCTCCTGCTTCTCCAGCTATCTCTGATAATTTATTTCTAATTGAAAGCATTTGTTGAAGAGAATCAAATGTTCTTTTAGTGCCAAATGTTTCTACTTGTATAGTACCTACGTTAGGATCTGCTTTTCTAAGCTGTTGTAATAAAGCACCAATATCACCTTGCAGTGAACCACCAATACGTTGATACACATTATTACCTTTTGCACTTTTCTCAGCCATTTTAATCTGGACATTAGACAATACGTTTTCTGCTGTTTCTTTTATATTAGCTAAATTAAAAACAACTTTATCTTTTTTGGCAGTTTGCATTGCCAAAGTAAAAGTTTTGTTTATGAGTGCATCATACCCTTCTTTAAATTTATTAACATCTACTACTAAATCCTCAAAACTAACTTTACCAACTAAACTGTCTGGATCAGCAGTTTTTACAGCGTCTACTGTATCATCTATTAATTTTTTCTTATATAAGTTTAAATAATTAACAAGACTAGCTTGACCTACAGTTTCATAATCTTTAGTTACTTCGGTTTTTAACTTATTAAAGAGAGCAAGGTTTTGTTTAGTCATCTTTTTTGTTATAAGGTCAGAGGTTCCTGTGAGTTGATTAGCTAACTTTTTAATAATAGTGCTGTCAGTAAGTTGTGCAATACTGAGTAAAGGTAGTCCAGCTTTTTGTGCAAACTTTTGTGCATCTAACGCTTCTTTAGCTGTTTTCTTAGTAGCAAAGCTGAGGGGAACACCAGTTTCTTCACCTTTTATTTTACTTATAAGATATCTTCCCATTCCAGGAATCGCCCTATTAAGAATACCTTCTACTCCAGCCATAAGAACTTTATCACCACTCAAAATATCGCCCCAAAATTCTCTACCGTTTTCATAATTAACATTTTCACCAGTAAAATAATCATCTAACATCTGACCTACTAATGAGCCCGTTGCTGTACCTAAAATAGGAGTAAAGAAAGATCCTGCTATAGCTCCAGCAGTAGAAAACGTACCAACTGTACCTAAAAAGTCACCAAAGTCTCCTGCAAAATCACTAAACCCACCGTTAGGATCTACTCTAAAAACATCACCATCTTTTTCTAATGAGTATAACTCTTCAGTTTTACTACCACCTACATTCGTTCTATAATATTTACCATCAGGATACATTCTTTTAAAATAAGCCATACGGTCAACAAACCTAACACGTCTGGCTAACCCATCACGAACATTAGTAGATATCTCACCTACACTGTCTTCTCCTGCATAACGACCACCAAATTTATCTTTTAATACATTATCTATACGAAGGTTTTCTTGTCTATATAAATCTAAAGTTTTGTTAAATATACTATCCGCTTGACTAGCAAGACTATCTTCACCCTCTTTTTCAAGACTCTTAGCTTGTGATAATAGGGGTAGTTGTGTATAACCGAATCTTGATATTGCATCTGAAAATAAATCAGAACCTTCACCTCCCTCTATAGGTATTAAGGAAGTGCCTTTGTCAGTGGTTAGTGTTGGTTTTACCTCTACTAATCCATCTCCTGGAGTTGGGTCATTTGCGAAATAATCGGAGCCCTCTGTTGCTCCTCCTGGAATTGGGTCATTTGCGAAATAATCTGCCATTTAGTTTGCCTTAAAAGCTGGGTTTTTTACTAATGTAAGAGGGTGGTACATATTAAATATTATTTCTAATTCTTTGTTACTGAACTTTGCCTTGTCACCAAATTCTTTTCGTGCATACTCTTGTATGGGTCCAGACCTTTCTATAAATTGTTGAACACTTTGAGCACCAGAACCTTTAACAAAGTTATATCGTGATTGTCTACTTGGGGTAACTATAAATGATTGACTAGAATCACCACCATCTACTTGAAACATCATCTCTTTTTCCTCAGTAAAACCTTGAATTTTTTCTTTTATTTCAGGAGTTATTAGTGGGTTATCTTTTCTGTTTTTAATTAGTTTTGCTTGTATCTCAGCATATTGTTTCATAGGTGTTTTAGAACTATTAGCATCATTTGACATATAGTCATTAATTAATTTTTCTTCACTTGTATCTCGTTTCGCCGATGCTCTAAATATCGATTCCATAACAGCTATACCATCTTTTGTAGTAGTGAGGTTAATTCCAGCGTTTTGGATTAACTCTACTTCAGATTGGTTTAAGTTTCCTGGAAAACTAGATGCAAACTCAACTGCAAACTGGCTTCCTATTTTACTTGATAGTTCAAGACTTGATAATGTACCACCTATAAACTGTTCATAAGTTTTTGAATCAATCCCTAGTTTATCTATTACTGTTTCCTTAATACCAAAGTCTTCAAGCAGTTTACCCATAGCTAATCTAAACGGAGCAGTAGCACCAGTTCTAGTGTTTTGACTTATTAATTTTTGTAGTTTACCTAATTTCGCTAGTGACTCTGACTTTGTGACTCTGTCCCTTGTGTCTACTTGTAATTTACCTAACATTTTTGCATAAGTATCTTTTAAACTCTTTTGCGTATCGTAGCTACTTGCATTTGTAGTAAGCTTTGTAATTCTATCATTGTTTAGGTTAAATATAAACTGGTCTACTTGATTATCAATATCTTTTTCATTTATATCAGTTCCAGCGTTTTTAATTAATTCTTCTCTAAATAATTTTGCATTATCATCTCTTAGTTTTTCAAACTCTGTACTTTCTGGGAGTAACTCATTTGATAAAGCACTGAATTGTAATTTAGCCTCTGCAACTCTTCCTGGAGAATAATTATCTGGGTTATTTATAATTTTAGAAGCCTTCGTGAAAAGATTTAACTTCTTTTCAAACTCAGGCTGAAACTCTTTAAGTCCTGGAATATTAAAACCTTCACCAGAAAATTTATTTATCATTCTAAAACCAGTTTCTTTAGTGCCTACTTTTATAAACTCTTTTTTAGCTGTATCTGGTACTAAGAATGATTTGTCAGGGTTAGTTTCATTTACTACAACAATTCCAGCTTGTGTCATCTGGGTACTCGTTTTATCTTTACCTTGTTTTGTAAATAAATAATTGGGAACCATTTGTCCACTATCGTTTTCTATTAGAGGTTTTCTAGTATCAACAGCGAAACCACCACCATCACCAGTATCTATATATTTAAAGTACTTTGAATCTATTTCACCTTCCGTCATACCTCCTGCAAGTGGAACTGTTGCATAACCACCGTTTACTTTTTTACTAAAATCAATAGCGAACTGACCTTTGTCCGTACTATACATTTTGATATTAGCTCCAGGCTTTGAGTAAGCTACTTCATATTTATCTGTTTTTCTGTTAAGTTTTAACAATGTATCGCCTAATGTTATAGTTGGTGCATCACCTTCTTGAAAAACGGTAGGTTTACCTTGTGGATCTAATTGTAGCACTGTACCATCTGGTAAATCTCTATACGTGAACTTTTGATCGAGGAGCTTGGGTAAAATAGAACTATATAATTTACCTTGTTGAGCATCAGCTGACTTTTTAGCTTCTATATATTTATCGGTTGCTTTTGTTTGACGTTCTTGGTCTTCTTTAGCTTTTAATAAGGATAGTTGCATTAAAGGGTCAGCTAACTTAGCTGTTTCAGGATCAGTAACAGCACTAAAAACAGTTGGGCTACGACCTAGTATTTGACCAAACTTAGCTAATTGTGTAAAAGGAAGTACACTTGCATATTGTTCATAAGAACTAGGTTTATCTTCGTATTGTTTTTGGAAACTTGCTAATGATGGAGTTTTTGGTGCTAATCTTTTTGCTAACTGTAAAACACCTAAAGGTGTACCATATGATTGATTTATAGCATCAAAACCACTAGTCATACTTGTTGGGTTGCCATCTCCACCAGTGCCTATTGCTAACATAGCTGTAGGTTCGTTTTGCATCATTCTAGCCATAGCTTCTGCTTGGTTTGCTTCACCAATATTCGGTGCAACTGGTGTTTCCTCTGTATCTAAACTAGCTATACCACCAGTTGATTCTATTACTGTCATAATAGGTTGTACTATAGTTAAAACCGATTCCGGAGTTTTATCAGCATCTGCTTTACCGACCAACTGACCCAACTCAGTTCTACGATCCTCCACTGACGCTTCATCACCCCTGATAGCATCCATAATTTCTTTTGGATTTTCCGCATTATCAATATTTTGAAAAAGTGATTCAATGCCAGACGTGATGTTACCGAGAGCCTCAGTTGATTCCACAGCCTCAGCTTCATCAAGCCCAGACGTAATACCACCCATCGGTTCATTTGTTTGAGGCATTTTAAACATTTGTCTTTGTAATACATTCATTAAAAAATTCCCAATTTATTCCCTGCTCCATACAAGCCTAAACCAGTTATTCCTGCTCCTAATGCTTGTTGAAACATCGGTACTTGTTGTTGTCCACCACCTACAAGAGTTTGTATCTGTGTACTTGGTACACCTCTTAGTATGTCACTATAAAAACTAAGTCTTTGTTGTGGCTCATTAAAGGCAAATCTTTCACCCATTAACCTAGCTTGTTCATCAGCTTGTCTTTGTGCTTGTTGCTGTCCACCTAATTGTGATATTAAGTTAAGATCTTTTAGTGCTTGGTTTTGTGCAAGTTCACCTAATCCTGCTTGTTGCATAGCTTGACTTGCTTGTTGTCCACCAACTTGTGCTTCTTGTTGTGCTAATTGACCTATTAGAGAGGCTTGGTTCGCTTGTCTTCTTTGTTGGTTTTCAAACGATGTCATTGCTCCTTGTTGTGCCTGACCAAAGTTTCTTGCTAAATCCTCAAATATTCTTCTACTTGCTACATCACCTAACTCACGTTGAGCTATACCCTCTAGAACACCTTGACGTGAGCCACCAAACGCTCCAGCACCTATTGCTCCTGCCGAGCGTCCAGCTTGTTGTTCTGCAAATTGTTTATTTAATTGTTGTAATGCTGATTCAGTAACGGCTTTTTGATATGGGTTCATAAACTGTTGAACCATAATTGGATCAAAAATACCAGTAGATAGCCCTCCAGCAGTTTCTGCCCTATCTATTGTGCCTAAAGAATCACTCAGCGTTGTTCCTGCTGTATCTAGAGTTGTTCCAGCATCTGTTAAATATTGTTGATAATCGCCTATACCACCAGTCAAATCAGCAGTAGCCGTATCAATAGCTTGTTGTTGTAATGCTGATAAACCTAATTGTTCAGGACTTAACTTTTTCAACATTTCTGGTGTTGGTGCAGTCCCTGCTAAAGCTTTAGCTTGTTCCATTAACCCCAGTTTATAGGCTTCTATTTCAGGGGCTTCTCTTTGTATTACGGTTTGTGATTCTGCCATTACGCTACCTTCTCAAACTTTTTCATCATTTGGTACATACGTTTTGCTCCTGCTTTTCTGTCACCACCTCCAGCACCTTGTACGGCTCGTGCATTCATAACAAACTCACCATCACTTAACATGGCAGGAATAGAATCTGAGGTTGATGTTCCAGGACCAACTATTTCACCACCATCGGCGGCTGATACTCTGTTTTGATAATATGGGTTTTTGCCATAAAAATTAGTAAATTTAAATCGATCAGGATCCATGTTTAATAAATCTAAACCAGTAGGAGGAGGAGCACCCATCTCTTCTTCTGGTACTGTGAATATTGGCAATCCTGCTTTATCTAATCCATATAAGCCTAATGCAGTTAATCCACCTAATGGAGCATACTTTGAAAAGGCACTTGGGGCTAAGTCTTTTTTAGCTGTTTTTAAAGCATCTATCAATATATCTTGCTTTTTGTCTGCTGATAATTTCACACCTAAATCTTCAAAAGTTTTGTACTGCCCTTGTGCTGTTTCTTTAGCTGATTTCATAATAGCGTCATTTGAAGGCATTATACTTTCACGGCTTGGTTTTAAGTAAGTATCATAAACATTAGTAACAGAGTCGCCTATGTCAGACGCACCTTTTTTAAGAGTAGATAATATACCTCCATCCTCAGGTTTTCTATACACTACTGATTCATCAGGTATAAATTGGTTGGCTGATGTTTTTACTGGAGGGGCAGATTCGCCACCAAACATTTTAGTTATATCATAATCACCTTTAGTTATTCCAGCATCTATAGCCGAACCACCAAAACCTCCACTACCCATAGCCATATTACCTAATCCAGCTAATCCACCTGATATAACAGCGTTACGCAAAGCATCTTTTGGCTTTTGTCCACCAATTAATCCTCCTGCTAATGTGCCTATACCAGTAGATAAAAACAAAGGCATCGCTGGTAGTAAAAACGGAGCGGCGATTGGCAACACTATTGGTGCTACCTTTTTGACTACCTTTTTTAAACCTTTAAATAATTTTTTAAGAAAAAACTCTGGTTGTCCAGTATCAGGGTTTATTGAATTTAATTCATTACCAACAATATAACGGTAAGGGTCTAAATCTAATTCACGCATTTGTTTAAACAACATATCCTTTAATTTAGGATTATTGTCCAATACTTCCATAGGTATAACAGTTTCACCCTCTTTAGCGTGAACTACATATGTATCGCCATTACGACCAAAGTCTGACAATATTTTAGAAGCATGTTCTAAAGTTGCCAAACCTATTGGAGGTTGACTTTGAACATCATATGAAAGACTTGCAATACTCATATCACCATCGTAGCAGATTAAAAACTTTTATACAAGTGTGCAGTCAGTTAAGAAACCGAAACTGTTACAGAACCAACGGATGAAGTACTACTATTACCGTTTACTCCTGCGATATTCAACAAAGATACCTTAACATCATTTCCAATTCTGTACAAGGTTCCTTGTTCTAAACCAACATCACTAGTTGGCAATGCTGTAAAAACTAATTTTGTATTTCTACCCTCTCCAGGATTTTGTTCTTGTTGAATAAAAAAATCAAGTGAAGCAACTAAATCGTACATATAGTCTAAAGTAAGCTCACCATTAGGTTGAGGCAATCTAGGTGGAGTGATATTACGACTTGACATTATCTTCTACCATCAGGACGGATGTCTACTCTTGGTGTTCCTAACTTCCATGCCACACCTTGTTCTGTAGACTCTAACTTCATGTTAAATGAACGTCCTCTTAACCTTACATTAATTAAATCTGTAAATTGTTCTATGGGAGTAGTAGCTGTTCTTGTAGAAGCACCACTTGAATTAGTAGAATATGTGCTTCCAGGACCTGACCTTGCTTGTACTGTAAAGGTAGCGGAAGGATTACCAGTTGTTGAAGTTGAACCCTCAAAGGTAATATCAGGTACAAGTTGTTTTAAAAAACTAAACTGATAACCATCACCTATGTCTACTTGACTTGACTCTATTGATGCAGTCATAGCTGAACCATCATCATCATTACCATTTTCATGGTCAAATAAATACTGTGCTCCTGCACCTATTGGGTATTGTCTTATACCTCTATCGTGCCAAGCTGTTCTGGAAAGTGTTCCATAATACCATGTTTGATTGGCATAGTTATATATAACATATTTATCGTTTTCTGCACTACTAGCTGAAGGATAAAACCACCATATTTCACTCCATTGTGAATTAACTCCTGCCACTACCTTATCCCCTTGTGAGGTATTAAAATCAAGAAATATTTTATCTCTAACAGTACAAGCTATTTGTTGCGTACGACCAGTATAAATATAAAAATTTTCTTTACCCATCCAAAACACAATATCATCTACTGCTACAGCAGAATTAGGACTCATTATAGTAATGTTTTTTGAAAGTTCTTGTAATCCAAAAGTAAAAGGTGGACCAATAAAACGCATAGAAAACAAGCTTGTATCTGTAAAGATTAATATTTGTTGTTTGGTTTCTACAGCTTGTACGAAAGTAGAACCACTACTTAAACGCAAAGATCCTGCTGTATTTGTAGTATCAGGAGTAAAATTAGTCAATGATTCTTGTGAACCAAAACGAATAAGTAAAGGGTCTTGTGTGGTAGTTCCTATAGTATTTGCACCAAATACAACAATATGTCTATCAATGTCAGAAACCAAAACTTGTTTTGCAATAGTCGGTACATCACTTGCCCCACTTAAACTAGAAAGCAAAACAGCTCTTGTTCCAGTCCCATTTGATTTATCCCAATAAAATATAGAACCATCTCTTGGATTGATTAATAAATCTTCGCCAAAGTTATCATGTGTCCAGAGCCTTATTTCTTGTGTTGTACCTAAACTCGCGGCTTCTCCCCAACCAAAAGTTGTTAAGTCGAGGTTTACACCACCAAACCCTCCAGCACCCCAACCAGTTCCTCCAACCGTAGTATCTAACCCTACGTTTATTTGGTATATACCGTCTACACCAGAACCACCATTTCCACTGTCCGAGGCACTAGCGTTTACACTGACTGTTATTTTGTAAGAGTTAGCGTTTACTACAGAAGTAATTTGATGTTCTGCATTAAGAATACTTGCCGTTATATTACCACCTAAACTTACTGCACTTGAGATAGTAACAAAATCATTAGCTACAGCACCATGAGAAGAATCTGTTACCGTAATTTCACTAGAGCCATTACTCGCTGAAAAAGTAATAGAATTAGTAGATGTTTTCCTAACTGGGGTTACATCGTTGTATGAGCCACCCTCTTCTATATAATATTTTAAATGTGTCCCAACACCCATATAGTTTGAACCATCTAGTGCAATCCAGTTTTTTAAAGCCCTTGCACTACCGAGGTAAGTATTTGAACTATACTTAATCCAACCACCAATTTTTTCAGGGAACGCAGTATAAAACCTAATTTTTTCACAGTCAAAAAAACCACCTTCATTTGAGTATGATGTAATCTCTCTGTTGATTCCAGGTTTGAATTTTAAACTTGTTAGAGGCATAAAACTTCAACTCTAATTATTTAGGGTATTTATCTTTAACTGCTTTGATTGTAGTTTTCCAAGCATCAATACCATTGTGATAAATATCATCTAATTGATCTGGAATACTTGGGTATTCTGCTTGTCTTTTTTCAGCATAAGTACGATCAGCTATAGCTTTTGCTTCAGCATCTTCTTGAGCTTTTTTCTCTGTACTATGTTTTGTTTCAAAATCATAAGATGATATATCTGTAATTTCTTCATTACCTTTACCATCATTGTATTCTATTTCACCTTTAGAACCATTCCATTGTATAGCATGAATGTTTGAGGCAACACCATAATCAGATGAATCTACTTGCACTCCATCTATAATTAATTGTGATTTTGAGTTTTCGCCATCTTTTATATACGTTATGTTAGCCATTTTATTTCTCCTTATAGTAAATAGTACCAACCAGTAGCTATATATTTATCGTGTGTGTAGACTGCATTTCCTCTGTGAGTATGTGTAAATCCCGCAGGGAAAAAACAAACTGTTCCTTTTTTGGGTTGTACTTTCATACCATATTCTAAAAACTCTGTTTCACCTTCGCCTTGAGGAATATCATTAAGATAAATTGTCCATACTAAAATTCTATGTGATATCTCGCCCACTCCATGCTCTCTATGCCAAGCATGAAATCCACCTTTTGGTGGTGTCCTTTGTACCTTTATAACTTTGCTGTAATATTGAAGTGGTGCTAATGATGGATATTCATTTGTATATTTAGCTAAACCTTCATCTAATATTTTATTAGTTTCTTGTGCTAAAGGTATTGTGTTATTTCTTTCCTCATCAAAATAAAAAGAAAAATCTTTTCTCACTCCTTTACCATTTGTATCAGAACCAAAACTAGCTGAACAAGTTTTTTCTAATTTATCAAAAGCTTTTATCATTCTATCACAATAATTATCAGGTGCTAGGTTTTCGTAAGCACTAATAAAAGTTAAATTTTTTATTTTTGTCATATCATTCATTTAAAAGTTTCCCCATGTATCCACCCAACAATAGCATATCTTGTTCCTTTAGTTATAGGTGTTACTCTATGCCAAACAAAAGATGGAAAAATTATTAAAGAACCTTTTTCTCTTAATTGTAAATCTGATGTAGGATTATTGCCATCATAAAATTGTAAATCCCCACCTTCGTAATCTTCAGGATTACTTAGTTGAATACTAAATGCCAATTTACGAGTAGATATAACTGCTGACATATCTATATGCCAATCAAAATGTCCTCCTACATTGTATTTATACAAAAAAGGATAATCTTTAGCCACATCAATACCATGGAGATTAAATTTCCAATATTGTGAATTTAATTGATTTACAACATCTAAAAGATTTTCTATAGGAAAATTATTTGGTATATTTTGTCCCTGACAAATTCTTTGTTTAGTCTTTCTGCTTTGACCAGTATCAGGATTAACAGTATCTGAATCAACCCACGCATCATTTTTTACTTCTTTTAATATTTCTTTTACATGGTCATCATTAAAAAATTTATGACTTACATATAAGGTATTAATAAGATGATTGCTTGTTGGCGGTAACAAAAGCATTTTTGTCATATCATTCATCTTAATGCCTTATTATTTTTATTTCTTAATTCCATAAATTTAGATAGCTCTAATAAGTTTTGATTTGACTGATTTGCTTTTACCATTTCATTTCTAAATGATTCAATCGCCGCTCCTGATTGTCTTGATTGCATTGCATTTTCAACCAACAACATTGGCAACCAAGCCATAGAACAAGCATATTCATCTACTTCTTTACCATCATTAGGGTTAGTTCCTTTCATTTGGACAAACCATGCACATTTAAATTGTTTACATTTTTTGAAATTATTTAAAGGGCAATTATCTTCAACCTTTAACTGCATATTAATCCTTATTAGCTATAATAAAATCCACATACGATACATTGATTGTAGCAGTTGAACTTCCTACTGCTAAGTTTCCTGCTGTCACATTACCACTTATACTTGGAGCACCACTCATAGAACCACTAAGATTGTGATTGTGACCGTGACCACCGCCACCACCAGTATTTGATGTTGAACGATTATTCTGTACTTGGAAGTTACCCAAATTAGCCCCACCAATACCTTGAGTAACTGTATTTGAGGGTGCTTCAATTGGTATAGTATGACTATGGCTTGGTATTTCATTTACTGAAAGTGTATGGTCAGCTATATTACCGCTCATACTTACTGCTAAGTTTCCTGCGGCGACAGTTTGATTTGTCCCTGGATTACCACTTATACTTCCTACACTTATTGCAGGAGTTGCCAAAGCTGTACTAAATGCCACACTACCACCAGTTCCGACTGTTCCCGTTTGTAGTCTCAATGCCTTATCATTATGAGTTGTTTGTTTTGTCCAACCAGTTGGTGCGTTTGTTTGTTGAAACAACATAGACGTGCCTGATGGAAAAGGTTCTGCCGCGTCCACAGCAGTTTTTACAAAAGCAGTTGTAGCGACTTGTGTCGTGTTAGTCCCTGCATTAGCAGTTGGTGAAGTTGGTGTACCAGTAAGATTTGCTCCATCTATTGATAAATTATCAAAAGCATCAACAACAGCGGCTCCACTTCCCGCTCCATCTAAATAAACAGCTTTAGTTTCGCCAGTCAGTATTGTTACATTCGCACCACTACCTTGTGATATTATTATTGATTGCGAACCAGAAGTTGCATTTTCAATAACATGCACTCTTTTTAATGTATTAGGACCTATTGTTATAGTACATGTTGAATCTAATGTGCCAGTATATTTAATATACATAGCTCTTCCTTCATCAGCACTACCGTCAGCGACTGTGGTTGCATGTGTATCTGCATTAGTAGTTATGGCTTCAGTTCCAAACCCTAGTGCTTCACCAATAAGTTCAAGATTGGTGTTTGTAGATGTACCCCATGAACCAGATTCATCACCAGTCGTAATTTCTTTTAATCTAAGATTGTTAACATATGTTGCCATTACGCCACCCTTTCAATCCAGTTAGCCAGTTGGTCTGGCTCTATTAAGCTATAAACTTGTTCTGCTCCAGTAGAACCAGTTGCACTAATTCCAGTTAAAGATAACACAGAACTCCCAGACATTGCAAGTGTTCCTAATGAAATACTCATTCCACCTAAAGTAACTGCCGTATTTGATCCTGCTGTTACTGTTTCAGCACCAAGAGACATTGTCCCAACAACATTTGTAGTAGGAGCTCCAGTAGATGTTATTAAAGTAGGTGTTCCAACTGATGTTGTTCCTGCATTACCTGTCAATGATATTAAAGCAGTACCTACAACAGATTCACTACCAATATTTACTGTTCCAGTAAGTCCCGTTTCAACAACTCTTGCTCCAGCTCCTGCAAGTGCATCACCTAAAGCAGTAGTTCCTGCATTACCAGTTACAGAAAATATACCCGTTCCAGTCACAGTTAATGAACCTACAGATCCAGTAAGAGCTGAAAGAGTGACGGCTAAAGTTTGTCCAGGAATAGCGGCGACACCACCACCCCATACTCCAGCACCCCAACCATCATTACCCCAACCAGTCATAAAACCGATTGTGGCAGAAACACCAGTTACACTAAATGATATTGGTATTGATGCAACGGCAGTGCCTACAGATCCCGTTGCAGACGATCCAGTAACTGAAATTATAAAACTGGCAAAAGCAGTTACAGAGCCGACAGCTCCAGTAGCTTCTACACCACTAGGAGAAGCGGAAACATCAAGTTTTCCACCCCATCTATTTTGTCCATAGCCCCCTTGACCCCAACCAATGTTAGCCATAAGGAGCTACCTTATGCTATACGGATTATAGCGTTTGAAGCGTCAGCGGTAGGAAATTGTATAGTAAAAGTTCCAGATGTAGATGTTTTATTCGTAGTGAAATCTAAAACACATACAGCTTTATCACTGTTTGTGTCATTATAAATCAACGCACCCATAGCAGTTATAGTTGCTGTAGTAAAACTTAAATCCGCAAAATCCGTAAACGCAGTAGTACCAGAAGAAGTTGGTGCGACCTTTGTTAAAGTACCACCACCAGATGCGTATGTACCACTATTTGCTACTTCACCAGTTGTAGTAAAAGCTGTAGTCGTAGCTCCTAATGTGGCAGTTGTAGATGATTTACCACCACCGCCTTCTGCATAAAGTGCTAATTTAAAAGCGTTTCCGTTTGTTGCAAAATTGTGTGTACCTGTCAGTAACTCTGTTTTGAAGGAAGTACACATTGCTTGTGTTATAGCCATATTAGAGTCTCCTTATATATTCAGCCATTTCTTTTTGACCATTTGATCTTAATATGTGAACTATACTAGCTCTTTCTTCTTTCCTTGCCAAGAGTAAATAATGATACAACAATTTTTTAAGATGCTCTTTGTATTGATTTGCTTGTTGTCTTATATGTTCTGGAGCTTGATCAGACACACTAACAATCTTGTCAACACATAAATCTGCTACTTGTTCATTTGTTAATCCACCTTTTTCAGATGTCATAACATTAACACTTCCAACTATTGATGAACCTAATTCAAACATTTATTTCTCCTCATAGCTTAAACCTTTGATATCTTTTCTGCCAATAATGTTAGATTCTAAATCTAACGGTTCTGGAGGCTCTAGCTTAGATTTTTTTGTAATCAACATACTACCTTGTGTAGTCGTAGAAACTATTGGATCATCTAACCTATGATAGCCATATAACTTTTCATCATCTGGTACATTTGTATCTAGTAAAGAAGAACTAGAAGCTATGTTTATTTTTATTCCTTTTGAAATTGCTATAGCCAACCAAAACTCACAACATGCTCTCCCTGATTCTGCAAAATGTACGTTTTTATGACTAAAGTCAATACCATACAAGTGTAGCTCTGTAGCTTCGTACGCTACGGCATAAGCTATGGCATAAGCGACAGTATTATTTAAATAAGCATATTTTGTTTTTTGTAGTACATCTTGTAAAGGATATTCAATTACATCTGGACATCGATCATCTAAAGTGCAGGAAAAAATAGGCACTTCTAATTTAGTAAGTAATCTTTCTTTCATAGAATTAGTTTGTTTTCCAGCAAATTTACCGTCTAAAAATCGTGAAGGGGGATCCATCATAAAAACTTTATCATGAAAAATAGCAGAGGCTATTGAGTTTATAGCCCACACTTCATTAAAAGATTCACTTCTAATTTTTGCCATTAAGTACTCGGAACAACTATTTCCAAGAGCGACAATAGCAACGCTTTTAAGTTTACTCATGTTTGTCTTTGTCTAACCAAACCTTCTCTAAAAGAATCAGAATAATTTCTACCTTCTGCATAATTCTTTAATCTTGAAAGAGCCTCTAAAAACCTACCATTATATAAATCTAATATATCTTTTTCGCCCTTCATAAAAGTATATGCCTCAACTAAAGTACCATATAATAAAGCGTCTGGTGCGTTTGTACTAATCCAAGTTGTTCCACTATTATCCGTAGTAAGAGAAGCTGGACGATAATAATAATGTAATTCTACTGTAAAGTCTGCATTTGGAGTAGGGGCAACTAAAAAATTGTTAACATCAAATTGTGCATAATATTTTGGTGTTCCAGTTACAGTTGGATCTGGGTGAAACTCTTGTACAAAGTTAACATCTTTTTGTAAAAGAAAAATGCTACTTCCACTACTTTGTAAAGACAAAGAAAAAGTAGCCATATAATCAGAAGGCTTCTGTAAAAATTTATTACCAGAGGTTGCTGTTCCTTCTACATTTTTTCTAAAATAATCAAGGTCAACTGTTTTAAATATTCTTTCTTCTGCGTTTGTAACAAAAAAGGGTATTTCGTCAACAAAAGTGGACTCATCATTTTCAGTCCAGTCTTTTATAGATTGTGTAAGTGTTGTGTATGTAAAACTCATGATGTGCTTACCTCCACTGTTCCAACAGATGCAGTAGCACTAAAACTAGTTAATTCAGCACCTAATAATCCTAAACCAACATTTGTATATATAATAAACTTTTTATTGTCGTCTATTTCTTGTGGTCGTGCTTGATATAAACCTTGAGGCTCAAAAGGTGGTTTTCTAGGTGTTAATTGTGGGTGTTTGGCTTCGTATTCTGACCTATGAACCACATTACCATTCCACTCCATAACACGTTCTCTATACGGAAAGGCAAAGCCCGACCGATCAGATATAAACTTAGACTTTTTTCCAATAGCGAATCTACTCATACAAAACCATAATATGTACTACTTGGGGTTAATGATAAATTAGATCTATCTCTATCTTCTGCAGAGGCTCTTTCAAACTCTTCTTCATACATAGCTTTTAAGAGTTGTATTCTATCAGGTGCTTTTTTCATTGCTAAATAGTAAGCTAATCCTGCAGTTAAACAAGGATAAAACCTAAAAGGCACTTCAACTGTATTTTTTGCAGTGTCAGCATCTTGAATACGAGTTAGAGCATCATACACAAAAATATCTGTGCTGTTTTCTGGTGTCGCCCATAATTTTAATTTAGGTGTAATTTGCCTATCTAAAAAATATTGGCTTGGTCTTCCAGTTGTAGATTTAGTAGGTATGTTTAAAAACTGATCTCTGCCTATTCTACTAATGCTAAAATCTGTAGTACTTCTTCGTATTACTGCATTCAACACATCAATTACATCTGTGCCTAAATCATATTCTGAAGTTCCAGATGTTAAAGTTTGTGTCCTTTGTTCAATAGTCCACTGATTCAATCCTCTATTAGCCCAATCAGCAAGAAGTATATTCATAGACCTTTTTGCTGTCTGTAGATCATATCCAGTTCTAACCTCTAAGCCACATCGCTCAAAGGCTTCCTCAATATATTCGGCTACGTCTAATTCAAAATTAGTAGAGGATGAAGTTGTCATTAACTATATGGACCTTTTACAACTTTGCCACCACCCATCATTTTCTTTTTATCTGTCATGCCACCAACAGCATAACTTTTTTTCTTCATAGCACCACCGCCCATCATTGCTTCTTTCTTGGGAGCACCGCCCACAGCATAGCTTTTTTTCTTCATCATTCTTTCGTCTCCTTATATAGATTATTAAAAGTTACATCGGGATCCATATACTGTTCATGTTCCTCTGCATTATGAGTCCACTGACTCGGTTTAAAATCGGGAGCACCTTCACCAGTCTCCCATAAAGCAGGTGAGGTAACCCTCACTCTGTTATTTGGTAACGCAACAATGTTACCAGTCCAGTTATCAGCTTTTAACAGTTGTATGACATGACTCTGTTTATGTTGAGCTGGATCATCTGCTAAATCTGACTCGCTGTAATCTATAGTAAATAAATATTTACCAATATGCAACCTATTATCTATTTTACATAACCACGGACTAACACTTACATAATCTAATTTGACTACACTATGGTGGTGAGAACTACAATCCCAAGGTTGTGCAAAGCGTGGGTGCATGATATCTGGCATAGTATCTAAGGGTATATCAGCAACTAATGCTGTTAAAGGCATTCTAGCCCACATAGCACCACCGTGTATATTAGGGTCATCTGTTCCATCAACTTCGCATCCAGTAAAAACAACTTGAAACCCTAATGTTCTATCGGGCATTGTAGTGACTGCAAAAGCATGAGCATGTATAAACTCACCTCTATATTGTTCATGATTATGTGTAAATTCTTTGCGTACCCAACATTTAAAGAAAGGTATATTACTAATTAAATAAGACATCTACGCTTTCTTAGTAGCTTTCTTTTTTGGCTTTGGTTTTTTACCTTTACCAAAAATATGAGCATCAACTTTCGCCGCTTTACCCCCAGTCAAAACAGAGTTTACACGAGCCATAGCCCATTGGTTTGGTGTAGTTCCGGGACGATGTCCAGTTTTATAAGCCGCGAGACCTTTATTGTAGACTTGACGTAACTGTCCTGCTGTAACTTTTTTACCTTTAGCTCTAGCTTTTTTAGCTTTTTCAGCTAGTGATTTACTTACGTTTGCGGACATTCTTTTTCCCCTTTTTCATAGTTGCACCTTTAATAATATCACCACGAGTTATTTTATTATATGGGGGGGATAGCGAGGCAAGTTTCTTTTGTTTAGGTGTAAGTTTTTTGGTCATTTCTTCTTTCCTCCATACATTTTTCTAAACTTTTTTGTATATACTGATTCTTTAGTTTTGATACGTTTACCTTTTTTAAAGTCAGTACTAAACTTATATGCTGATGGGTCATTATCTGCTTTAGGTGCATTACGTTGTATCTCTTTACGACGTTTTGCCTTCTCGGCAGGAGATAATCCTTTTAAATATTTTGGGGGTATTTTACGTTTTGTTTTCTTTTTGGCAGGAGGCTTACTAATTTGTTTTGACATTTGTCCTCTGGTCATAGCCATTTAAACACCTCTGGTATAAATGCAGAGGCTATTATTAATACTCCTAGTCCCCATAGTTTAGTATCAAACCTATCAAGTTGTTGTTCAATACGTTTATATCTATCAGCACACTCGGACTCGTGCTTTTCTAACAATTTTAAAACTTCATCTGCTTTCATTACCACGCCTTGCATGACCAATATCTGGCACTAAATTTATCTTTTGCAGTATCGCATTTATGACGAGCACGAAAAGATTTTCTCCGTGCTGGTTGATCTTTTTTTATAGACATATTAGGATCACCAAACCTAACTAATTTTATATTACTTCCTTTTTTAGCCAACACTGCTGACTTTTTAGGACCTCCTGGAGTTTTTTTAGGTTTATTAAATCCAGGAAAAGTCTCCCCTCGGTAAGTAATTTTACCAGAGGGGGTTCTTTTAACATCCTTTGTAGTAGCCATTAACTAAACTCTTTTTTAACTTGCATAATAATAGTATAGCTATCTGCACTAGTGTGTCCAACTGTTGTAAATACAATATCACCAGTTTTACCAGATCCTGCATTATTAGGTAAACCACCAAAACTAGTGTAGTCGTGATGACCACTTTGGTTTTCACCTAATTCAATACAAAAAAGATTACTGGTTGCGTCAAATAAAACTTGTACTTTCATACCTATACACTGCCACCATATTTTCTCAATGGTGGCTCCAGTACATGCTTGTCCAAGAGAGTTATTAGCTAATGCACTAACATCTACTTTAACAACATCACTTTCACCACTACCATCTGATATGTTGGTGAACTTTAAGACTGCTGTTTTACTACCATCAATTATGGTTTGTGTAGCAACGGCATCTGCCATATTATCCTCCTATTTTAAATTAAGCGATCTGTACATACTCAATAATGAATGTAAAAGATCCAGCAGTTGTCGCATCTACAGTATTTGTGATGTTACAAAAAATAGTTCTTTCAGCAGAAGTGTATTGAACAGAAGCTGGAGCAGTAGTTCCGCTTTGAGTTTGTGTCACTAGTGTTGTAGTTGTTACATTATGTTCTACTACAGTTGTACCACCATCTAAAATTTCATCAGTAACTGCGGCGACTATTTGAGCACCAGAGCTTGATGTTCCTACCTCATAACCAATATCACCAGTTCCAATAACGGGAGAGGTATCACAAAATATTTTTATGTCTGTAATAATGGTATTCGCAGGTTGTGTAAATTCGCCTATTGAAGGACTGTCTCCAGCAGTAGTATTTACTGTCACGCCAGTAGCAAAACCAACATGTTTGACAAATTTATTTGTCAAAATGCCAGTTGAAGCCATACTAGATACTGTAGTAAGAGCACCAGTAGTTGCATTTTTGTTTATAACTTGAAA